GTAGCATTAAGTTTAGCGATTAAACCAATCTTTGTTTCTTGAAAATCATCAGCACGAAGGTTTGTAATGACTTGCATTTTGCTAATGCCAATCTCTATACCTCCTGTGATAAAGAATTTTCCACCTTTACGAGAAATAATGTTTTTGCTCAAAAGGTCTTCAAGAAGAACATAATCTTTAAAGTAAGGATTATCAAACGTGTCTAGGAATTCTTGAGGATCATTTTCTACGATATTACCTAAAGTCTGCTCAATAAGATCAGGTTTAGTAATAGCGTCTACCTTAGAAGCACCCTCATTAAATACTTTAAGATAGTTAATCTTATCCTGCAAGCTCATTCCGCTGAACTTGACATAAGCCTTAGTCTTAGTATTGATCTTTTCAGAATCAAACTTAGCTTCTTGCTCAACCGAAGAAAGAAGAACATCAGCTATAGAGTTTACAGCTAAATCTTCTTTGCCCTTAGCTACACGCTTAGAGGCTGAGAGAATCTTAAACCAAAGTTTATGCTTTACGTTATTGTCACAATCAAGTGTCAAACCATCCTTGGGAATCTTGATAGCATTCTTTTTGTCTGCCCAAAACTTAAGGTTGTAAGGTGACAAGGCACCAGCTTGAAGAAACATCTCTTTTTCAAAAGCTTCACGTTCTTCTTCACTTAGCCCTGTAATTACAACATCAGGATTTGAAGCACTTCTCGCAGCTACAATCCAGATTTGAGCACCACTAAAAATAGTGTTACCATCATGGTTAGGGTTAATGGTGTGAAGCCAAGACTTTCTGCAAGGCTTCACTGACCATTTACCGTTTATATTAGCGAGAGGATTTGACACTTTGACTTGTTCTTTTACTTTACTTTCAACTGCACTTTTCTCCATCACTTTAAAGTTTATAGTTTATAACGAACTACTAGAACGTATTAATAAGTTACATCCATGATAAGTTCAGCAGCACTCAAGGGGTTTTTCAACATAATACCTTGAGTAGTCTGGCAGTACATTTCATAGCCATCTACAGGAGATGCGCCCATACCACCATTCTGCGGACCAAAAGGAGTAGTAGAACCAGGTACATACCACTTCACTTCAGCACGACCTTTAGGAGCAACTTTCTGAATGTTAGGCTCACCATTAGTAGTACCAATATTGAAGATAGTCATACGATAGTTTTCAGTGTATCCACCATCTGGTGCTTCCATACGGTGCAATACTGGATCATCATACTGAGGCATGTGGGCTACAGTAATCTTGATACCCTGTGGTCCCATGAATTGCTTGTACTGGCCTCCAAGTCCTTTGTTCTGACCTGAGCCTTTGATACGTTCAGTATCACCAAGAGGAATAAGGATACCAATCTTATCTTCTACAAGCTTATGGAACATAATCATTCCTCTTTCACCTGTAAGAATCAAGAACTCACGCTCATCTTCAGGTAAAATGTTGATAGACAAGTTGGTCATAACTTCCAACAGGTAATCCAAGGTCAAGGTGTTGTAGTAGAACTTATAGGTCGGAGAGATTTGCTCACGCAGACCAGCACCTTGCTTAATGGGGAAACCATTAGGAGCCTTCTGAGTAAAGGTACCATCAGTATTCTGGTTTAAAGTAGAATACATAAGTTGGTTAGCCTTCTCTTTCTGCCACTGGAAGTTGAATTCCATCTCTTGCCATTTGGTCCATACAGTCACAGACTTACCTTCAGAACCAGTCATCTTGATAAGTAAAGGACGATCCTGCATGTTACCAGGTACTACATACTTCTTTGACAAGGTAGAGAACTGGTTACGCATCTCAAACATTGAGCTGAACTGAGTCTCACCATACTGATCATTCAGAGTGTTAGTTACTGAATTGTACAGCTTAGCTACTTTACGACCAGCTTTCAAAAGTTCAAGAGGAATAAAATAAGCAGAGTCTGAACGCATGTGACGTACGGTGTAAACCCAGTTAGTTCCGTCAGGACGACCATCATCCTCAATACGTACACCATGATCTACATCATCGAAAGACACATAATCAGAAGCTACGAAAAATTTCTCAGTAAGAGTAATTTCAAACGTAGTTTTGTTAATGCCAGGAGTTGCAGTAGCAGAGTAAGTTACTGCGATAGGAATAGCACGACGGCTATCACCTTTAAGCATCCACTTGTACTCTCCATCATGGTCAAAGAGTTTAGTGGGGTACTTAGAAAGGAAAGAATCCAGACCGATGTAACCCATACGGTTGAATACCTCCGTTACAATGTCAGAAGCCAGCTGTACGTCATTTTGGTAAATAGCGTATAGGTGGTTCTCAGTGGTAAGTCCTGCCCACGATTTGGCATAACTTACCTGCAAAGAATTAAGTTTTTGTGTTGCGCTCATTTTAAAATTAGAATTAGATTAGAATTTATACTGTTTTTTAGACTGATCTATAGCTTTACGCACGACGCTAATATCAATCTTCTTATTTTTATTACTTTCATCAGGGTAACTGTTAACTACAGTTTTAGTCTTTTGAGCAGCTTTTGTGTAAGCCTTTCTTTCAACTGCATCTAGTTTACCCTCTAATTGAAGCACGAATTGAGCTACTGCCAATTGCATATCTTTAGTAGACATCTTACGCTCAAGTTCAGTCTTACCTTCCCTGTCTCTTCTAGTAATTGCAGAAAACAGTCTTTCTTTATCAGTCTTCTGTAATTGGATACCAGGGATGAAACTTTCAGCTGACTCTATGTCTTTCTTAAGCTGATCCATCTGCTGCTCATATTGTCTTTGAGCAAGCATCTGTTGCTGTTGTGCCTCAGCAGCAAGTTGTTGTTGGTAAGAACTCTCATACTTTTTAAGCTTCTTAAGTGCAACTTTAGCTTCTTTTTCAAGTAGCAAGCCATCCTTATAAGACTCAAGCTTTTCTTTAATCTCGTCTTGGTCGTGGTCTTGTAAAGCCAACCATTGGCCTACAAGTTCCTCTTGCAAAGTCTCATCTTCTTTAAGCTCATCATCTGTGAGATTAGCGTAAGACTCTTCACGAGCTTTTGAGTTAATAAGTTCTGACAAAGGAATACCTTTCATGTATCCATCTGCCAAGTACTTAATCTCATCAGGTAAAGTTTCAAGTGCTTCTTTTTTTACCTTTTCAAAGAACTTCTCTTTAAAATACTCTTCAGAAGATTGAAAGTCTTTCTCATCATAGTCAAAGATGCCCAAATCATGGGCCCACTTTGCAATCTCTTTGAGAGAGTCTTGGTCTTCTTCAGTATTTTCAGAACTACTAAAAGATTCAGATTCCTCTTCCTCTTCTTGTGCTTGCCCAGTATTGAATTGATCAATACCTTCTACTTCTTCTAAGGCAGCTTCTTCAAGCTCCTCTTTTTGCTCTGACTCTACTTTAGTTTCAAAGTGAGTCAAATCTTCCACTTCAGGAATGGTGATCTTGTCAAGTACTGACAAATCAAGTTTGGTTTCCTCTATTTTCATGTTTATGTCTTATCTTCTTTACAACTACACGTATAAACAAGATACAAAGTTAATTTAAGTCAAATCTATTAAACAATAGATAGACTAAAATTTTGTATCTCTCCTATAGCATTTTTATTTCCTACCCTGTCTACTATACTTCTTTCGATAGTTTTTAGAGCTTTTTAGAGTGCTATTTTTCTTTTTACTATGTACTCCAGGACGTCTAACTTTAGCTCTTTTTTGGTATTTAGACGAGCCGCTTTTAATCTGTTTAGCCATAATTATTTACTGACAAAGCATTACACCTGTATATACTCTAACAGGCGTACTATAATAATAATAAAGTACTCTATTTATTTTATCATTTATGGTATATGCTACTTGCATATCATAAACACTGCTAGCCTTCATCATGCAGCTGGTACCATAACGCATGTAGAATAAGTTAGTAAGGCAATCAGCAGAATAAGGGCAATCCCTAGGGGTTACTACAATTCTGTAAGGACTAACTTCTAGATCAGCAGTACTAGCTGGTCTAATTTGGTTTTCCCACCTCATTACTAACCATCCGCACCAAGATGTATCCCAAGTTACTTTCCAATCAGTAGCAGGCATATCAATCTTTTGATACTCTGGCAGTGGTGGGGGTGTATTTCCATTACCATTCCCATTCCCTCCTCTTTTTTCAACTGAGGTAAACTCTACAGCTTTAGAATCAACTCGCATTACTTCTGTACCATCTGTAGGCATAACATCCTGACCGCCACTAGCTGGAACAACTTTAGGTTCAATAGATGTAGCTTCTTTTTTACAAGCTACAAACGCAAGAAATACAATTAAGTAAACAAGATTTTTCATGGCTAAAATATTTAGTTAGAGTTAATAGAGCTACTGGTCTAGCTCTACATTAGTAGTCTGGCTTTGAAGAACAAGTCTATTATGTTCTTCTTGAATTTGCTGATTTACTTCAGCTAGTTGCTTTTGTACAGCTTCTAACTGAGCAATCAAATCATAAC